ACTGCGATATCCCAGCGCTCACCCCAGCCCACTTTAAGGTACTTCCAGAAACGGTGGTTCCAGCGTTGACCGTCCCTGACCCGCCGCTTGCGTAAGCTATACCAGCCGCAGTGTATGTTCCAACAGCGCCAAGGCTTGTGCTTTGAGCCGCTGGAATACTTAAAGTTTTAGAGCCAATGCTGGTGACATGCCCGTAGGTGTCCACTGATATGTCTTGGATCACCGTGTTGCCGCTATTGTTCACGTTGCCTTGGGACGAGGTGTCCGAGTGACTAATGGTGCGGTTGGAAGCTAAGGAGCCACCACCAGTTAGGCCGCCGCCTGCGCTGATGGTTGTAGATGTAATCGCACTTAATTGCGTTTGAATATTGCTCGTAACACCGTCTGTGTGGTTTAGCTCTGCCGCTGTGGCCGTAACAGCCGTGCCGCCGACCTTCCATGATCCAGCAGTTAAGTCTGGGGTGCTTGCGGTATCACCGTTCAGAACGTCCACAACGTCATCAAGTGCCGTGTTGATCGTGGTTCCCCAAGTATTCTCACTGCCGCCGACTGTGGGTTTGTTTATGCTAATCGTCATTTAATCGCCTCGCGCTTTTTTGCACTATATATCATTTTGCCAGCAAACACTATGCTGCTTCCTGTTCTGTCCAAGTCGGATCTGTTGACCCCCGCTCGGTCCATGTCTCCGCGCCGATTGCTTGCTCGGTCCATGTCTCCGCGCCAACAGATTGATCTTCCCACGCGTTAGAAGGGACAGATTGGTCTGCCCAAGGCTTTATGGTAGACGCCTCTTCCTGCCACTTAAATCTCGCGTCACCAACAGCAACAGGATTACAAATAACACTATTAGCCGCAAAAATATAATTTACCGAAACTGACGCAAACCCTACTATCGGGTTCGCCGCGCTTACATCATTTGCTGAAATACTGTGTGATTGAGTTATTGCAGAAGCATCAACCGTTGGGTTTTGAGTAGAAACATCAACCCCAGATAAAACGTGATTAGCAGTAACCGAAGGATTGGAAACATCTACCGAACCCGCAGTTACGTCATCTGTCGCAATACTGTGAACTTGAGTTATTAAAGGTGTAGAGATAATCGGGGGCTGTGTGGCTACATCAACTCCTGATGTATGGTTATTTTCAGTTAAATGCCCCGCGCCAACCCTGACACTCCCCGTAATAACATTAGGGGCAGAAAAGCTTTCATCCTCAAAGCATGTTAAGTTGGGTACAATTGCGGGGTTGGGCGTATATACAAGTGATACTACATGATTTTGAGATAATGATACGGCACCAATAGATGGAGCGCCCGCAACAACACTTTGAGCCGCTAAGGCTACATTGGAAGAGCCACCGGCTTCGCCAATCGACGTTGCTGATATCGCTGATCCACTAATCATTTACTTCAGACCCCGCTGAAAACATCGACAAACGCCAATCAATAAATTAGGTGGCGTTTGCCGATTTTGCCCAGTCATGGGGAAGTGGGCCAATTTACAGAATGCGGGAACCCAGATTGGTCTGTAATGTTCAAAAGATCCGTTCTGTATTGCGACCAAGCGCCTTGCTGCTCAGGCGTCATATCATTCCAGCGCAGAGGGTTGGAAACGATAGGGTCTACCTCGTTAGCTAATCTATCGTCTCTTTCCCAGCGCACCCCTGCCGCAGCATTCGCATCTAATTCTTCCTGCGTTGGGGCTACATACGCCGCGTAATCAGACCCGATTAAAGCAAGTAAATCTTCATTACTTACAGTGTTGTCTGGGTCATGTGGGTCTAATGTGTACGGTATCCACCCAAGCTCTGGGTGGTTTATTTCAACATCAAATCTAGTGTTTTCTGCGTTTAAAGAGACTGCGTTGCGAACCTCTTGAATAAGTATGCTCATTTTAATACTCCTATGCTTTACGAAATTCTAACCCACAAGGCAAAATTTGTGTAGTTACCGACACTAAATCTACCGTAATGCGTCATTTGACGCCATGTGCCAGAACACCCAGCGCTTTGGACTGCGTTGTTACCTATTACGTTGAGAAGATTGCCGCGTCCATTGCCGAAGGCTTCTTTCAAGCTGCTACCGCCAAGTGTGGTGTTTGGATTTACATTCCCAGACCCACCACTGCTATAGCTCCTTCCCGCCACAGTATAAGTGCCAATGGTGTTGTAAGTGCCGCCAGACGCAAGAGAGTTTCGGATTGAATTTCGGGTGGTGGTATTAATGCTTGCAATATTCTGCAATTGCCGACTTGAGCTAATGACATCAGTGCCGCCAACCTCAAGCATATCAACGTTCACAACGCCATTGCGAACCTCTAGGCTTTCATTCCCACCACACACAACGCGCCACTGGTCATTGGAGTGAAACTGGATATATGTGTTGGTGTCACCCTCGTGAACAGCAATTGTAGATGGTTGTAACAAACCGCCATCAATTCTAAACGCCCTTGGCGTATACAAATTCTTGCTGGTTTCCTGATTGAAGCGAAACCACGTTGTATCTTCGCAACCAATCTCGCCCACGCGGGTTGTGCCGTTGTAAAACTGAATGTGATCGCTGACGTTGTTATCAGCTTTGTAAATTCTTACTTCCGAATCATTTTGCGTTCCAGTACCAACATCAAGCCGCGCATTGACTTGCAACTCGCCCGTCATAGTGCCACCAGCTTTTGGTAGAGCAGCATTTGCAGTATTAGTCGTGGTGGTTAAAACAGCATCTCTAGCGGCTATATCGACGCCATCAACAGTTCCCGTAACAGATAAATTGCCAGTCAAACTGACATTGCCGCTTGCGTCACGCACTAAATACTTTTCCGCTGGAACTGTTACAAAAATATCTTTTGTTCCCGCCGACCAATCTACCGCGCTATCGCTGTTAGAACTTTCTAAAATTGTATCTCTAGAAAGCGTTGTGCCAGACGCGGTATATGTTCCAATTGCAACCTCGAAGTCAGTGCCATCGGTGCAGACGTAATAGGTAGTATTTCCATCGCCAACAGCCGCAAACGACTGGAACCCTTCCTGCGCACCCGCCAACGTATAAGCGCCAGTTGACGCTGTGTCAGTTGTCTCTTTTACACGATCTGCAATTACTAAAGCCATAAAAGTTGCCCTAACTTATTAAGATGGGTCTGGAATGCCTACACTTAAAGCTTCCAAGCTAAACGTGTTGCCGGTTGTAACTGCCTGAGAGGCCGTAAGAGATCCAGTGACAAGTAATCTGCTGTTTGTTGTGTCAGCTATTGCATAGTGCGTTGCCGTGCCTGTTCCAGTAACAGCGCCGCCAGAGGAAGCTGCCATTGTGACCTCACGGCCACCGGCAGATCGGTCTGCTGGCGCACCTATCGAAATTGACGTCTGGTTGCCAAGCGTGTATGTGCTTGTGGCTTCCGCATATGATGTTGGCTCTTGCGAGCAAATATCAACGCGGTTGGCCTCTAAATCCAAAATCGTCAGGCCATTGTCTAAAACCCGATCATTTATCGTCGCCATCAGTAACTCCTGATCTTAATGCGCTGCCCCGCGCTGTTGAATTTTGCTTCTTCGCTGTCCTGATTTATACCATCAATTGCACTTTGCAGCAATGCCGCCCATATCTGAATGCGGCCATCGTCGGCCAAGTAAGGCGCGCTATGCATAAGAGATCCGTAAAGGTACGCGTCAGGGTAGTAAGTCAGCAACCAATTCGTCGCGTTACTATCGCTCAGTGCTGCTGGCTTACCATAATAAACCATCTCAATAGTATGATCTGAAGCTGGGGTAGGAAACAACTCTAACGATCCATCAGTAATAGCAAAGAACTGAGGTATGCCAGATGTGTCTTTATTGTTTTCGCGCATCTCCATCATGGTTCCTTGACCTACCATCTCAAGCCGCCGCGTGTTGTCGCTTGTGAGGCTGAACCTGATTGGCTCCATAAAGTCAGAAGGAAAAGCAGTGTATTGTGCGCTTACAATAGCTGTTGACCTTTTCTCTTGCCGCCAATGTCTGATTTTGCGGTTAAAGTTAGCTTCAGCCAAAGCAATGAAACTAGGGATTGTTGACGTTAAATCATCCCTGTTGAGAAAATCAGCTATGCTGGATTTTAGTTCACTGTAATTTGTAATAGGCATTTTCTTCACTTTCTATTACTTTTACCAAATAACGCTTCTGCATTGTGCCAGTAGCCTCTTCCTTGATAACATCAATGCTTTTGTAAAATGGATCACTGCGCATTAAGCCCAGACCCATATCATCAACTTCTATTTCATATTCTGTCATTTTTTTATGCTCTCTAGGTATTCCACCAGTGACATCATTTCTTGCCCCAACGGTTGAACCTCTTGCGGGATCACTTCGTTAAATTGAGTATATACATTTGGCCTATATTTTCTATTGCTTAAACCTAAATATTTGGCCTCTTTTGCAAGGCTCATAGCCCTACCTTGCACCATTGCGTTTACTTCTGGCGGTGAAAATTTCTTATCAAATGTTGCCAGTCTGTCCATTACTTCTTCACGCGCTAAGGGCATAAACTTTTTAAAATCTTCTGATACATCATAAAACCCTTCTGCTTCCGCTGGCGCTCTATGAATTACGCCACCTAACCCGCTTTCTGGTGTATATCCTGATGTTCCAAAATAGGATTGTGGCGGGTAAGGATCATATATGACCTCTGGCACTTCACCATACTTAGACAAGCGCGTTCCGTAAGCCAAATCACGCTCCATGCCCCGAATGTTAGGATTGCTTAGATGTTGCAATGGATCAATAACTGGACGCACTTCATCAGAGTAATGGAACAAATCAAGCAAACCTTTTGCTAACTCTGAAACAGCTTTTAAACCTTTAGCCATTATTTGCCCCACTTCTTGATGATTTCGTCTAGCTCATCACGCTCAATACCTTTTGGCATACCCTCTGGATCTACAGCCCAATCTGGCAACAAACCGGCTTTCTGATCCGCAAACACTGTATCAGCGCCCAAAGCGGTAGCATTCTGATCTGCAAATGGCCCGCTGTTTAACCAGCTATTTTGGCCGCGTGTCTCAGTTGTCATGGCCTTGCGAGCTTCTGGGCTAAACATCCTGCTATGCTCTAACCATGCGCGTTCTTCGCCTTTTGCTCTGAATTGAGGGTTTCCTGCGCCTAAATGACCGAACATATCATGCACAACGCGAAAAGCGTCATTTGCAACAGCATCTTCCTTATCGCCAACTCGACCAACAAAACCTAATAATGGGTTGTCTGATGCATCAAATTCGCCAGATCCGTAGCCAAAGTCAGTAGGAAATACAGTCAATTCT